TTGTAGCGATGTGTAGCGCCCTGTGACTTGATATAGCAATACCCTTTGTGATATAGTAGGCTTGTTAAATTCCAAATCAGCCAGGCGGCCCTCTTTCGGGAGGGTCGCCATTCTTGTTGGAAGGGAGGTTTTCGGCTCCGCGCTTTTTCTCTCCTTTGTGCGCAGTCTCGCATCGGGTACAGTGATCGCCAAACACTGTGCAGCGGTGACAGATAACAAAAGGAGGTCTTCACGATGAAAATTGTGAAGATGCAGTTATCCGATCTAAACCCTGCGGCGTATAACCCCCGAAAATCTCTGAGGCCCGGCGATCCGGCCTATGAAAAGCTGAAAGCCTCCATCCTGTCCTTTGGGAATGTGGAGCCTATTGTGTGGAACCGCGCCACAGGGAATGTGGTCGGCGGACACCAGCGGCTGCGCGTTCTTCTGGATCTGGGGGTGAAGGAGAGCGAGGTCAGTGTAGTCGACCTGGCCGAAACGGACGAAAAGCGGCTGAACATCGCTCTCAACAAGATCACCGGCGAGTGGGACGATGAAAAGCTGACGGTTCTGCTGTCCGAGATCATCTCCACCGGGGCCGACACCTATCCCACGGGCTTTGACGAGCAGGAGCTTTCCACTATGTTTGCCGACCTGTCGAAAGCCACCGCCCACGATGACGGCTTCGACCTCAGCGCCGCGCTGGAGCGGGCCTCCTTTGTGGAGCGCGGCGATGTCTGGACGCTGGGCAGGCACCGGCTGATGTGCGGCGACGCAACTTCTGCCGAAGATGTGGCCCTGCTCATGGACGGCCGGAAGGCGGATCTCATCGTCACAGATCCGCCCTATGGTGTGTCGTTCAAGTCTTCAGACGGCCTGACCATCCAGAACGATTCCATCAAGGGCGATGACTTCTATCAATTCCTCTACCAGTCCTTCATGAACATGGCGGCCCATCTTGATAAGGGCGGAGCGGCCTATGTGTTCCATGCGGACACCGAGGGGCTGAACTTTCGCAGGGCTTTTATCGACGCCGGCTTCCATCTGGCCGGCGTGTGCATCTGGGTAAAAAATTCCCTGGTGCTGGGCCGCTCGGACTACCAGTGGCAGCACGAGCCTGTGCTGTACGGTTTCCTGCAGAACGGACCGCACCGCTGGCATGGCGATCGCAAACAGACCACCATCTGGAACTACGACAAGCCCAAGAAGAACGAGAATCATCCAACCTCTAAGCCGCTGGATTTGATTGGGCTACCCATCTGTAATTCTTCTCAGGAGAACGGCATCATCCTGGACACCTTCGGCGGCTCCGGCTCTACCCTCATGGCGTGTGAACAGTTGGGACGGATTTGCTGCACGATGGAGTTGGATGAGAAGTACGCTTCCGTTATCCTCCGCCGCTATGCGGAGAGTGCCGGGGGTGGCGGGGACATTCATGTCCTTCGCAACGGCAAGACGATCCCCTATGCGGCTCTGGTGAAAGAGGTCAGGCCCGATGGATAGGAGAAGCCGGGGATCACTCCCCGGCCTTTCCCAGATACCGCTTTAGACTTTCTTGTAGAATGAGAGAAAAGTTTACATTTGCGGCCTCTGCCTCCCGATTTAGCCAAGCGGGAAGGGTCAGAGTTTTTTTGACAGTTTTCTTGTTAATGCGGTCACGGACGGAGGGCATAAAAACTTCGACCATAGCGATAACTGCCCTGTCATCGGGCCGCAAATCTTTGACAGGGGTGGGAGAAGGAATGGCGTCACCGTCTTGCTCCATACCGAATAAATGCAGTCCAAGAGCTTCTTTTGCGTTGCGAAATGCCTCTTCCGAGGTTTGCGCACAAGGCAGGCAGCCAGGAAGGTCAGGAAATTCGATCGAAATTCCATCATCATCATAATAGAAAAAAGCGGGGAATTCGTAGTTATCAGGATACATCATGGAACTCCTTTCTGCCATAAAGGGCGGGGCTTACTGGAATTTCAGCCCCGCTTGTCGCTCTATGCTTCTTAGCGTTCGGAGGGGAATGTCTTTTCGGGGGTGTGTCACAGTTACCTTTCCGGATTTGGTCGGATGCTTGAATTGGTGGTGGTCACCGACACAAGCGATTTCATACCAACCATCTGCCATGAGTACTTGAATAACCTCTCGGGAGGAATAGCTTTTCATTTGACCGCCTCTCTTAACTGCCTGTATTATAGCACGTATAAAAACACGTGTCAACAGATTGAGGCCGTCCGCCCTCTTATTTATGGCCGCAAGGTACTGTGACGGCTCCGAGGAGAGCGGGTAGGAACGAGCCCCGCAAAACGCGTAGTCAGCAGAAAAAATTTTTCCGGAACTTTCGTTTCAGGGGCCGCATTTTGGCCCCTGATTTGATAGGGGAGTGTTTGAAATGTCTACATCAAGAAAGCCGAAAACGGAGGAAACCCCCGGCTACTGCAAGGCGGAGGATCTGGCGAACCTGTTCGCCCTCTCCGGGCAGTGGATCAACCAACTGGCCAGAGACGGAGTACTGAAGAAAAGGGACACCCCCGCCGGGAAGCGGTACAACGTGGTGGAATCCACCAGAGCCTATGTGCAGTATCTGCGGGAGAAAGCGGCGGGCCGGGGAGAAAAAGGCATCCCGGAATGCAAGGAACTGGAGAAGTTCGAGGCCGAGGTGCGCATCAAGAAGGCAAAGGCCGAGATAGCCGAACTGGAGGCGCAGGAGCTTCAGGGCATTATGCACCGCAGCGAGGATGTGGCCGCGCTGACGGAGGACCTGCTGTATACCATCCGGGATTCTCTTCTGGCGCTGCCGGGGCGTCTGGCGGTGGACGTGGCGGGAACGGAAACCGCCGCCGAGGCCGCTGAGATCATCAAGCGGGAGGTCTATCTGGTGATGAAGGACCTGTCCAGTTACAACTACGACCCGGAAAAGTATGCCGAGCGCGTTCGGGAGCGGATGGACTGGCAGGCGGAGCATGAGGGTGAGGATGACGATGAGTAACAGGGATGAGCGGCGGAAGGCCGAACTCGACGTCAACCGGGCGGCGCGGCGGCTGATGAGGGCCATCGCCAGAGGGCTGGCCGGGATGCAGCCCCCGGAGAATCTGAGCGTCACCGAGTGGGCAGAGTGCAAGCGGTACCTTTCCACCGAGGCCAGCGCGGAACCGGGCCTGTGGCGCACAAGCCGCACGCCGTACCTCCGGGCCGTCATGGACGCTTTCACCGACCCGAAGGTGCGCCACATCGTCCTTGTGGCCGCTTCTCAGGTGGGAAAGACGGAAGTCATCAACAATATGATTGGCTATATCATTGATCAGAACCCCGGCAGCATTCTCTTTGTCCATCCGACCACCATCGACGCCAGAGAATTTTCCAAGCTGCGTATTGCGCCCATGATCCGGGACAGCCCCGCACTGCGCCGGAAGATCTCTGCGCCCAAGAGCCGGGACAGCGGGAACACGCTGCTCCAAAAGTCCTATCCCGGCGGCATCCTGACGCTGTGCGGCTCCAATGAGGCCCACGCGCTGGCGTCCAAGCCCATCCGCTATGTGTTTGGGGACGAGAGGGACCGCTGGGCGATCTCCGCCGGCACGGAGGGTGATCCCTGGGAGCTGGCGATGGCGCGGCAGACCACGTTCTACAATGCAAAGGCGGTGGAGGTCAGCACCCCCACCATCCGAGGAAGCAGCAATATTGCAAAGAACTTCGCCAAAGGAACGATGGAGCGTTGGAAATCCCAATGCCCCCACTGCGGGGAGTACCACGAGATCCAGTGGAAGGACATCCGTTACAAGGCCGAGGAAACGGTGGTGAACAACGAGCGCACCTACACGGTGAGCGATGTGATGTGGATCTGCCCCGGCTGCGGCTGTGTTTCGGACGAGGCCGCGATGAAGAAACAGCCCGCCCGATGGGAGGCGGACAACCCCGCGGCCTATGCCAACGGCGAGCGTTCCTTCTGGCTGAACGCCTTTGTCAGCCCCTGGGCCAGTTGGGAGAGCATCTGTCTGAAGTATCAGAACGCTCTGGGGGACGCCCGGAAGATGCAGGTGGTCTACAACACCTGCTTTGGCGAGTTGTGGGAAGACCGCGGCGACACGCAGGACCCGGACACCCTGCTGGGACGCCGGGAGGTCTATGACGCGGAACTGCCGGAGGGTGTGCTGGTGTTGACCGCCGGAGTGGACACACAGGACGACCGTTTCGAGTATGAGATTGTCGGCCACGGCCACTTTGGGGAGACATGGGGGATTGAGAAGGGCGTCATCATGGGCCGTCCGGACGAGCCTGCCACATGGGACAGTCTGGATATGATGATTTTCGACAGAGTTCTGCGTTTCAAGGACGGCCTCGGCCTGAAGGTCAGTATGTCCTTTGTGGACGAGGGCGGACATTTTACCGGGGAAGTCCGGCGGTTCTGCCAGCAGCGCATACAAAAGAAGGTATTCTGCATCAAGGGCTTTTCCGGTCCGGACAGGCCCTTCACCAGCCCGCCCAAAAAGCAGAAGATTATCGTCAAGAACCGCTACCTCGGCGCGGTATGGCAATATCAACTGGGCGTTGATTCCGGCAAGCAGATGATCATGGACAATCTGAGAGTGCAGGCGCCGGGGCCGAAATACTGCCATTTCCCCCTGCGGGAGGACTACGGCGCGATGTACTTTCACGGCCTGCTGTCGGAACATCTGGTGCCAGAGGGTAAGAAGCGCCAGCGGTGGGTGTGGCAGAAGATACAGGGCCACGAGCGCAACGAGCCTTTGGACTGCCGGAACTACGCGCTGGCGGCTTTCAAGGTGCTGCCGGTAAATCTAGACGCCATCGACCGGAGACTCAAGATTGCCCGAGGGAAGCATCCCTCCCCGGAAGCACAGACCAAACCCCGGCAGCCCCGCCGGCGCGGTGCTGTCAAACCCAAAGACATTGGATATGATGAGTGGTGAGCAGGATGATAGACAGGAAAGAACTGCGGGCGCGGCTGGAGTTCTGGCGCAGCGCCCTTGAAAAATTACGCGAGGCGTACCTCTACCTTCTGGACGGGGGTTTCAAGTCCTACAAGCTCGGAAACGAGGAACTGACCCGGCTGGATCTGACCGCGCTCCAGAGGCGCATTGCAGAGACTGAAAAGAAGGTGGATGAGCTGACAGCTCTGCTAAACGGGAGCCGCGCCCGGCGCTCCTTTGCGGTGACGCCTATGGACTGGTAGGTG